GGACCACCTTCTTCTTTTCCTTGTAAAATATCTCCCGCTAAAGATAAATTCTTTCTACTTGCCTCAAGGTATTCCTTGGGTGTCATAGCAGAAGCATCAAAAACATCACTGGTCTTTGCTCTACCCTGTTCATCAACTTCAAAATTTATTTGACCCAGAGCAAGGTTAGCAAGTTTATCGTTAACTAACTCATCATATTTCGCCTGACCAAGAGCTCTTGCTCCCACTGAAGTGTGTCCTTGTCTCTGTGCTTCTTCCATAGCAGGTCTCAGATATCTACCTAAAGAACCTCTATCATCAATCTGGAACATTCTTCCAAAAGGACCCATTAATCCTTTGGCTGCCATTTGTATACCAGTTAACTTTGCTCCAAGATTTCTAACTCTACCACCAGTAATGTTTTCAACAAACTTTTCAGTTCCTTCTTCCTTTAATCCAAGTGCTGCAAGTGGATCAAAAATAGCACCTTTATTTTGTATATCTTGATTTATTTTTTTCAATTGACCCATGAACCCAGTGTCTTTCTCTGGATTATAGAGACTACGAATATATGCATCATGTTCATCAAGATTTTTTTGAGTTGTTTTAGTGAGACCTAAACCATCGGCACCAAGTTCACCAGAGGCAATTCTTTCTTTTGTTAATTTGTCAATTGCTTCCTCACCCATGTATGGATTTGCTGCGATAGATGAAAGTGCTCTACCAATACCAGGAAGAGGATTGATTTTTTGAGCAAATTCAGTAGCACCGGCAGTGATTGCTGGAATAGCAGCCTCTACATCTTTTTTTCTATCATTAATAAATCTTTCAAGTCCTTGTTCAAAAGTTTTATTGTCTTCTTTTCTTTGATCAGTATTTTTATTTACTGCTTCAGTATTGTTATCAATTTTTATTCCTAGTATTTCTAGTGCTTTTTTAGTATTACCATGTGCTAACTGATTAAGGAAACTTTTATCTCCGGAGATATAACGTTCTTTAAAGTCATTCGCATGTTCTGCAAACGTTGGTCCACCACCAATCGGTCCTCCATTACTAAATGCAGGAAGAACAAATCCACCACCAGATGCTGTTTGAACTCTGGCAAGTTTTGGTTTGTTTGCGTTTGCTCCACCATACTTTCTATTAAGTCCTAAGAAATAATCTGCACCAACAGCATCGACTGTCTTTTTATTGATTACAACTTCTCCAGGTTGTGCAGCAATCAGTTGAGTATCAACACCTGCACCAGTAACATCCGTTCCACTATTACCGGTTATCTTATTGGAACTTCTAATTGCTCCACCAAATCTTTTTACTTCACCAAAGAATCCATATTTTTTTTCTTGACCAGTCTCAAGTCTTTGGGATTGCTCTTCTCTTTCTTGTCCTGCACCTGTAAGGAAATCAAAGAAACCTCCTTGTTGATTTCTAATATTTTCTGCTGCTTTGTCTTTCCCTACATCATTTGCAAGTTCATCTGCTTGTTTGTCTGCATCATCTCTCACTGTTCCTGGGAACATTTGAGGTATTAATGCACCTGCTCCAAAAAGCAATGCACCAACCTTTGCCCATCCTGGCAACAAACCAATTAATTTTGAAGCACCTTTAACTAGGGTAAAGGTTAATCTAGTTACAAACCTACCAATGCTAGTTCCAAATAATAAAAATCCTGATATAAGTGCTGGGGCAAACTCAGTAAAGAATCTGATAACTGAATCAAGTTTCTTTTGGTTTTCTGGTTTTCCAAACCAATCAAAAAGTTTATAAAGAAATCTTCCAATTAAAATATTAACAAAGAAATCTAGTAACTCACCAAGAATACCTTTTACAGGAGCAACTACTTTCTCTGCTACTTTTTTTAAACCTTTAAATCCTTTTTCTAAGTTACTTTCTTGTACCTTTCTTCTATCTCTTTCTGCTTGTTTTCTATCATAACTTGTAGATTTTTTCTTCAAGTTATATTGTTTTTTTAAAATTTTTGCAATGTTATCAACACTCTTTGCAATACCTACCAGAAGTGACTGCTGTTTTGCTGCTGTTGTAGCTACAGCTTTTGTTGCTTTATCTGGTTTTTCTTTTGCTTGTCTCTGTGGTTTCTGATATTCTACAAGAGAAGTTGTTGGTCTTGAAGGAGGCAATGCCTTTTGTCTACCAGCAGTTGCTGTTCCTTTTTTAAATGAACTTGCAGACACTGTTGTTCTTTTTGCTTTAAACTTTGCGTCTGCTGCCTTTCTTTTTGATCTTACCTTTATTACTTCTTGAGAAAGTATTCTTAAACGAGCATCTCCTTTACCTTTTGTCAGGAATGTTATCGTTGCAATACCTTCCTTCAGGGCATTAAGATAATCTTTCTCACTAGAAATGTTATCTAGGTCTATACCTAACTCTAAGAGTATTTCTATCGGATCGGTACTAGTCCTAGATGCCATGCTTCTGTTGATGTCTTAATTTTTCTTCTTCAAGATGCTGTTGTAATAGTGCTACATAAATGTCCCGTTCCCACGGAATCATATTTTCAATCTCAGTTAATGAATATTTATGGTACTGCATCAACGAAAAATTAAGACGGTAATAACCCTCAAGATTCATGTGAATGAGGGCTACGCGAAAAAACTTGCGAGTCCCTCCAGCACAACTTCACTTTCAACTTTAGTATTTGGATTAGTTACTTTGATGGTATGGGAAAGTTTGGGCATTGTTTCAAAGAACTTCTCAATACCTTTGAACTGAGAAGAGTTCATTGATTCAAGAAACTCTGTAACTTCTTTCTTTGTGCAATCTGCTGCTGCCCAAACTTCTTCTCCACTACAAATAGAATCAATGCAAGACGCAATCAAATCAAAAGATTGATCCATTGCATTTTGATCTTTAAATTCAAAGTTACTCTTAATAAACTGTTCAAGTGAAGGGTATTTCATGACCATCATAATATCATCATCAATCTTTACTTGATTGGTATGATCATCATCTTTCTGAACTTTGATCGAATCAATATCAATTTCAGAAACGACCTCTGTTGTTTCATCATCAGGACAAATAATGTTTACCTGAATACTTTCACCAACAGACTTTCCACGAATGTTGAGGAACAAATATTCAATATCAAAAGTGGGAAGTGCTTCTACTTTAATACCTTTTGTAAGAATACAGTTTTTAATAACTGATTTAATAGCATTTGTGATTTGCTTTGTTTCTTCACTTTCTAAAGCAATCACAAGAACCTTTTCTTCTTTTACAAGAAAAGGTCTATATTTAATCGTCTCTCCTGTCGATGGCAACTCAAGTTCATAAGTTGGTGCAACAATTTTTGGTAAAGGCATAATGTCCTATAGATGTTTCAGTGAGATTATTTATACTGAGTAGACGGAAGAATAAGTGTCCACCATCCTCAACAGACCAAGCAATCATGAAGTATAATTGTAGAGTAAAACAAATCCATAATGAAAAAACTTTTCTTTTTTCTCGTTCTTCTTCAGGGTCTTGCATTCTCTGTTTATTTTGGAGCATGGTCCGTTAAAGATTACCTTGCTCTAGAACAAGCCGTTGCTGTTGGATCGCAACATGCAGAACAAAGACATAGGATTAATGTTGGTTTTGAAGGAGTATGGTATCTCCTCTCAAACATGCTTGTGATTTCAGCAGTCAATGGACTTTCTTCCAAATCTTCTAAAAAAGAAAAAGCATAAACTAAAAGAGGGTCATTAAGACCCTCTTTTTATAATCATTTAGTCCAATCCCTGTCGTCTTCTGGTGTAATCTTGTCCAGTAAGAGATATGCGATTTTGAGATGAATTAGATTGTCCAGTCTCTGCTGCCTCTTTTTGCTGTGCAGGAGTTTGTTGTGATGTTGAAGTATTAGATGTTGAATTATCAGCAGCCTTATCAATAAAGTAACGAATGTATGTCATAGATACTGTGCATTTTAATAATGAAGATGCATCATAACTAACAGGCATTGATGATACTGATATTGGAAATGCTCTTACAAAAGTATAAACAAGAGATCCTCCTGTTGGTTTGAATCCACTACTTAGAGGAAGGATTCCCGTAAGACTTGAGTCTGGTGCAGAGTAACTGTCTCTTTCAAATTTTGTTATTTTTAAACCTTGTTCAGAAGTATAATCATCGGCATAGTTGATTCTATAATTATATGATTTAGATGATGATGTATTGTCGCCAGAGTTTGCTGCTCCAGTGATGTAATCCATCCATGCTTCAAAAAATCTAATGGGGAGATAGTTATCAGCATTGACATAAAAAGTTAAATCAATTCTATCATCATAAAATCTACGGTGAACATGCCTCTCAGTAACTCCAGTGTAATCACTGGTAATTTCAAAAGTTGCAAGTGATGATCCAGGAAGACTTGCTTCAGAACAAAGTAAATTTAATGTGTACTGATCTCCAGCTTCACCACTTCCAAGAGACACTCCTTTTTCAGACAAAAAATTAGTGAATTCACTACCAGCAGGAAGACCAACCTCAACATAAAAATTAGATGTTGTAGCAGGTCTAGATATTTTTGATTTAAACTCTGAGATTGGAACTACCTTTGCCATCTATAAATAGTTTTTACCTTATATATTATGTATGGCAGAAAGTATTAAAAGCAAATACAAACCGTCATTTCCAAAGAAATATAAAGGTGATGCTAGCAATATTATATGTCGTAGTAGTTGGGAAAGAAAGTTCTGTCGTTATTGTGATCTGAACGAGAACATTCTTGAGTGGGGTAGTGAAGAGTTTTGGATACCCTATATCTCACCAGTGGACAAAAGAGTTCATAGATACTTCCCCGACTTTATTATCAAAGTAAAAGAAAGCACGGGACAGATTAAAACCTATGTGGTTGAAGTGAAACCCAAGAGACAAACGCAACCACCAAAGCAGAAGTCAAGAGTAACTAAATCATATTTGTATGAGTGCAAAACTTATGCAGTCAACCAAGCAAAGTGGAAAGCAGCAGTTGAGTTCTGTGAAGACAGACGAATTGAATTCAAAGTAATTACAGAAGACGAGTTAGGTATTAAGTAATGCCAAGAAAAACTCTAAAGCAAAGGCAACAAGAACAAAGTCAAAATAGCAATCGTATTGAAAGAATAATTGATGAGTTAAATGAAACTCATGATCAAGAAGATCAAATGCTAATGATCATGGAAGCACTAAATGATACTGTGACTCCAATTCCAGAGGTAGGAAAGTTCTATACCTTTATATACAATGCAAAAACTCCTGGAGTAACCTACGATCAACATCCATTGATTGCTTGCACTGAATTATTTCAATGGGGATTTCGTGGTCTCAACTTTCATTGGAGAAAATACAGACAATATACATGGGAAGAACTTGCAGGTCAATTGTATATTGTTCAACAGGAAGAACTTGATGATTTAATCTCAGTCCAGTATGGAAAGTTCATACTAAATAGATAAAAAAGTAGTGCGTAATGGCATCAGCGACTAGTAAGGTAAGCAAAGTAGAGACTGGAACTAGTGTCCGCAATAGAGAAAGTAACTTCTATAAGACAGAAGTTACTACACTTGCTGATGGGAATGTAGAAAGAAAAACTTATAGAACTGATGCAAGTGGCAACAATACGGTGTTGTTGCAGACAGCAACTACAAATGCAGAAACCGGAAAAGTCACCACAGATACAACATCAAATGTTAGTGCAGAAGAAAAAAGAGCCCTTGCAAATCCAGATTCACAACTGAGACAAACAATACGGCAGCAAACTGATAGTGTAAAAGATGAAGTTCTTGGCAACTCAACTGATCCAGTAAGTAAAGAAAACGTTGAGAAGGCAGGTGGTTCTGATGGAAATAGTGCAAAGACTGAAGAAGGAGGAGACTCACAAGCATCTGAAAGTGGACCGCAAAGACAAACTGGATCTTTCAACTTTGGTCAACAAGGTCTTCAATACCCAGAACTATTACCAGAGGGTCAAGATTGCGTTCAATTTGTATTGCTCAAATATGATGCTAAAGATTTAACTACTGATAATCAGCAAGGACTTGGATTTGCAACAAGAGCAAGAGTAGGTCCAGGTGGAAAAGGTGAAAGAATATTAGGAACAGTAACACTTCCAATTCAATCTGGTATTAAAGACTCCAACCAAGTTGGATGGGGTGAAGGAAAAATGAATGCGTTTGATATTGTAAAAGCAGATATTGCAAAAAATACTATTGAAGCGGGAGCAAGTGGATTTGCAGAGTCTTTAGACAGAACAGGAAAAAAAATTAGTGAAGCGGTAAAGAGTGAAGATGGAAAAACAGCAATAGCAGGTATCTTTGCAAGTAAAGCAGCAGGTGTGCAGGGACTTTTGGCACGAACTGAGGGTGCAGTATTTAATCCAAACCTAGAACTTCTTTTTAACGGACCTTCATTGAGATCATTTTCTTTCTCGTTTAGATTATCTGCTAGAAACAGAAATGAGGCAGAAAAGATAGTTAAGATTATCAGATTCTTTAAAGAGGGAATGGCACCATTTAGATCTGATGCAAATCTATTCTTACTATCACCACACACGTTCCAAGTACACTATCTTTATAGAGGACCTGGAGCTAATGCAGACGAACATCCATACATAGGTAAGATGAAAGAGTGTGCATTAACTGGTTTTGAAACAAACTACACACCAGAAAATAACTATACAACATTGAAAGATGGATTCATGTCTTCATATCAAATCACAATGACTATGAAAGAACTTGAACCAGTATTTGCAGATGATTATAAAGATCTTACTGGAAACGAAATAGGATTCTAAGATGTCAGATTACTTTAGAAGAGTTCCAAATTTTGAATATGTCAGCAGACTTTCGGATGCTAACATTTCTGATTATATTCCTGTAAAAAATCTGTTCAAAAGAGGACAACTTAGAGAAGACATTTTCCAAGACCTTGCATTCTTTACTAAGTATCAGATCAAAGGAAATGATAGACCAGATAATGTTGCAAATGATTTCTATGGAGATTCAAACCTCGATTGGTTAGTTTTAGTTTGTAATAATGTTCAAAACATCCAGACAGAATGGCCACTGACTCAACAAGGATTTGATACTTTTCTTTTAGAGAAGTATGGTACTTATGCAAATATAAATGCAACTCATCATTATGAAACAACAGAACTTAAAAATTCTAAAGGCATTGTAGTCGTGCAGGCTGGTCTTAGAGTTCCATCAACTTATAGTATCACATACTTTGATGATGGACAGCAAGGATATGTTACTGCATCTCCAGTCGTTGAAATTACAAACTATCAATATGAGGAGAAACTTCAGAACGATAGAAGAAATATTTTCCTACTGAAACCAAGATACCTACAGATTGCATTAGATGATCTTGAAATTCTTATGACATATAAAAAAGGATCCAGTCAGTATAAGACTGGATCCTTGAAGACTGCTGATAATATCAGACTATTTGAATAGTAGATTCACATATGCTGCCACCACTAAAAGTGTGAGGCAGATCTGGTTATAGTTCACTCTTCAGCAAGACGCTGGAAGTAGGACAGTGCATCATCCTCATCTTCATCAGAACTAGAAGGTTTGAGAGAGTTGAGTTTCTCACTCAGTTCTGCAGGAAGTTCAGACTTCTGTGAACGGGAAGAGAAGTCAGGAGCATAGGAACCACGATCATTGTCCTCATCCTCAACCTCTTCATCAAGACGAGGACGGGAGGAAGACTTCTGACCCAGAACCATCTTCAGACGATTCTCCAGTTGCTCATATGACTTAAACTGATCTTGAGCAGTCAGAGCAGTCAGTGAATACTCTTTCTTCCACAGTGCTTCCAGTGCATCGTCATCATCCAGCAGAGGACCAGGACGATCAAACTCGGAAGAGTCATAGTTCCAGTAACCTGCAACCTTCTTCAGTTTCAGTTT